AAGAGTGAAAAAGAAGTTGAAAATGTAGATTATCAAAACAAACACTTTAGTTGGAAATAAAATGTTAGAAGCTATTATTATTATAGAGTTAGTGGCACTTACTTATTATTTAATTAATAATTAATTATTTATACCAATACTTATCGTAGTTCTCATTATTATAGAGAACTACATCCCATTCTATTTTTTTTTTGATACTTTTTTTAGCAAACTCCCTAGCGTCTTTTTCTAATGCAAACAAAGAATTAGAAAAGCTAGTAAATTTATCTTTAGGTTTCCAAATTACAAAATACATAAAAAAAAAGGGGGAGATTACTCTCCCCCTCTCATACACAACAAAATAAAAGATAAGTGGTTACAAAGCACTTATCAGTTGTTTTCACATTTTATTGACACTCACTTTTATAGTTACCCATTGACTCTAATTTAAAGAGGGAGCTGTTGGGTTATTATTAGGTGGAACGTCTTGACCTAACAATTCGTTTGCACCACTTGTAAAATAATCAAGTGGCTTTTTAAAAAATCGACTTATTTTTAATAGCTTGGTAGAACTAATTCCATTTTGTCCTTTTTCATACTTTTGGATCTGTTGGAAAGTTACGCCAATTTGTTTTGATAATTCACTTTGAGTAACTAATTTTTTTCTTGGTTTATAAGTTCCTAAAAATTCACCATCTACTATTTCACCAACATAAACTAAATGGTTTAATCTTGCTTCTTTAATTTTTTTTCCTATTTCTTTATTGAGTTTAGTTTCTTCTTCTGTTTTTTTGTAAGCTTTATATTGTCTATTCATTACTCTCTCCTTAAATTTGGCGGACAAGTGGCCTAGAGTTTTTTACAACTTTTAAGTTCATTAATTTTTAAGGCGAATACATAAACTTGGCATCTTCATTTTCCACCAAGCATATTTGCCTAAAAGTCTTAACATATTTTTTAAACGCTACGCTTGAATGAACACACTGTCTTGCTTTACCAGATTTAGCTGGTTTCATAATTTCAGCATGATATTTTTCAAGTTTTTGGTAACGTCTTGTAAGACTATTACTTTTACTTAAAGCCATCCTCTTTAGACTCCTTATCGTTTGTTAATTTAATTCTTGATTTGTCTAATTTTAAATCAAGAACCTTAACCCTAGCGTTTTCACTAGGAGTATTTGATAAATGTGCTTTTTCCACACTTTCAAATTCTTCATCGACCTTTACATTGGCCTCATAAAAACTTTCTTTTAAAACTTTATTCATCGTCTTAAATCCATTGTTGAATAGCTTTTATTAACTTTTAACATTGATATTTTTTCCAATTGATTATTGCTTAACTCAATATTTCTTTGTGCTTGATTACTTTTGCTAATTAAATTTAACTTGTATAATTCTGATATAATTGCACCAGCTCTAGCCCTAGAAAATTTAAATTTAGTAGAAATTTCTTTATAGGTTGGACTATACTCATGTTGATCAATAAACCTTTTTATAAATTTAAGTACATCAAGCTTGATTTGACTTAAATAAATTTGATGGCCATTTCCATTTCCATTTTTCATTCTTCTTTATCCTTAAATAAATTTGTTACGTTTTCTTGTGATTGCCTAATATCATGGCCATCTTCTTTAAGAGCCTTTAGGTAATTTAATAATTTTTTTAAATACCAAAGACACTTTTCCAAATCCATAATGATACTATCAATTGATGTTCCATGTTTTTGACCAAAACGAAAAAGGTGCTTTAAACCAGCACCCTTTAAGTAACCAATGTTTTCTTCATGCGTTTGTTGACTTAAAATCGCATCGCAAGTTTGGATTGCCTTTTTATAATGTTGAGGATTTACACTTTCATTTTGCATTAGAACGGTGCTTCCTCTTGTTTGTTAGTGTTTGGTTCACTTAACTTGATACTAATATCAGGTTGGGTGTCTTTCGATTTATCGGTATTTAACCAAGCCGCAGCTTGTTTAGGTTGACCATTGATAGTAGCTTTGCCTGTGTAGTGTGGATATTTAGTACCAGGTTTATCGTTTTCTCTAGGTTGTCTTTTCCATAGTGCGATTTGATTATCGTATTTATTGTCCATTAGGTTTTCTTCCTTGTATTGTAGTTTTTAGTTTGTTGTATTTATTAGCAACCTTAACGTCTTGAATTGGATCAAGATAAAGTTGTTCTAATTCGTTTGTGTATTCTTTAGATAAACTTTGAATACCTTGTTCAAATTTATTAACGCTTGTTGATAGCTTTGCTTGTTGTTCTAATTTACTAATCCATTCACTAGCAAATTCTTCAACATTAAATTTTTTTGTAATTTCTTTACCATTAGGTTTGGCAATAGGTTTTGTTTCTTTGCCTTTTACAAAATCCTCAATTTCTTCTGCTGTTGCAATCTCATTACCCATAAATCCAAGAATAGATAATGCTCTACCAATACTGACTGTTTGTGCTTTTTCAAATTCTTTATCTCTATTGACCATCATTTTAGACTCACCAACACTTAATTCTTTGCCATCTAAAAAGACACTTGCTCTAAATTTTGTAGAGCCATTTTCTAACTCACTACTAAATGTTAAAATTTGTAATCTACTTCCAAAATATTCTCTTACAAACTTGATACGATAAGGAACTGTTAAATATTCACCTTTAGCACCTAATTTTACATAGTCGCTTTGTTTAATTCCATCCCTAAAATTTTGTATTGCACTTTCCAATGTTTTTTCTTTACTCATAGTTGTCCTACCTCTCTCAATTTTTTTGTTGGGTTTTTAATTTGTTCTTCTAAATCTTTAATTATTTTATCTTTGTTTTGAATTTCTACTCTTAATTGGCCATTTTTTTTTTGATGTTCATTATTAATAGTTTCTAAATCTCTTACTCTATCTCTTAATGGTTTAATAATTCCTTGATCACCCATAATAACCTCTAAATCTTTCAATTAAATTAGGTTCAATTCCATTCCACCAAAAACCATTTTTTCTTATTTCGCTAAAGTCAGGCTTACAAAGTAAAGCTAAAGTTTTTATATCGCCATTTGCTAGTTCTAATTTTTTTTCCCAACACATTTGATATAAAACTAATTCATCATAATATTTTTCTAAATTTTCTTTTCTTAATTCTATGCAATTGTCAGGCGTAAAAATTACATGGTCGCTATCACTAGCATAGGTTAAAAAGGGAATATGTTTTGGTAATAGTTTTGAATACAATGCAATTTGCAAACAATCACTATGAAAAGGTACTTTAGGGCATTTCTTTTTAGTGTAGGAATATCCACTTTTAGTTTTAACTAAAGTTCCAAAAACATTTTTAATATCTCCAAAATGAGTTTCACCAATTAAATCTACATAAGCTAAAAAATAAGTTTTTATTCTTTGATCCCAATGTGTATATTCTTTTTCATTTTCCCATTTTTGACTAGGTAATGATGCAATATTTGTTAAATGATTCATTGATAAAGCACTCATATTTTTGATAATATGCTCAAATTTTATTTTATCTTTTTCGTTAATTGGTTCATACTTTTCAACTTTTTCATTAAATTTTTGATTAGCTATTACATCTCCAACTTTTTTATTTTCACATAAAGACTCTTGCAAAACCTCATGTGCTAAAGTTCCACCAATGAATGAGCAATTAGTAGGTAGGTTTGATTTTTCTTTAGGTGTTAGACAAACGTATCTAAAAAAACGTACATCGTCAGGGATTGTGTTTTGGCTTTTGGAAGTGTGTTTAAGACCAAAATTTGTATAACATTCTCCAATTTGTCTTGGGCGATTCGTCATATAATTAAGGTATAATTTTTTTATAAGAAATTGCAATCTTTTTGTATATCTTTTTTTTAAATATTGAAACTATTCATATTATTGTTATAAGAATATTATCAATTATGAGTCTTAAAGAGATAAAATATCGTAATTTTAAAGCTAAAATTGTTAAATTATCCAATAAACAAGCCAAAAAAGAAATGATTTATGGGTACTACAACCCAAACGAATCTACCATAGCGATTCAAGAAAATTTAGGAAAAATTACTTATGTTGATACTTTGCTACATGAGATAGCTCATTTTATTGCCGACAAATCATCGATTCGTTTAAAGAATTTAGGTGAGGAGGGGGTCGCTACTTTTATAGGTAGTGAGTTTTGCAAAGTATTTTTACAAAATCCTAAACTACTTACTTTTATAAAAAGGAATTTATCAAAGTGAAATCCTTTTTAATTTTAGTTTTATTGACTAGCCCAAACTTAACTTACGAAAAAATTTTAATAAAAAATTTTACTAATTGTGATGACGCTTATCAAAGCAAAGCTATTTGGTATGACAACCCAAAATTTGAAGATGGTAATGGTGAGTTATGGGGATTTTATATTTACAATAGAAAACAAATTGTAGCTTCTTATTGCCAAGACGAAAAAGGTAATTGGCTTTCATGAAACAAATAAAATTAGATTTATATGAATTGATGGCAAGTGCTAACAATGGCCTTACTAGAGTTTTTGAGTCTATGCGATTAAATCAAGAGTGGGGTCATGGATATAAAAGTTCTTTAAACGAAAAAATTGCAAGATCAATAAGTGGTAGTGGAGCAGAGTTAGCTTGTTCAAAATTATTACAAATAGAATTTACTTATCATGTCAATCATGGCAACAACCCTGATCTAATTTATCATGACTTGCATTTACAAGTTCGTTGTCAAATGCCAAAAGAAAATAATGGTTTGATTATTAGACCCAAAGGTGCAAAGCCAAACGAAATTTATATTTTAGTCATTGATAAATCACCTATTTACGAAGTTTGTGGTTTTATTAATTCAAGCCATGTTTTAGGAACAAATAAATACTTAACTAATTTAGGTAATGGGCGACCAAAGTGTCATTACATCCCTAAAGATATTTTAACCCCAATAGAGATTTTGCAAGATGGTAAATGGAATTGATCCAAATTTAATTAATATTTATGGCGACCAAAGGGTTTGTTGTAAATGTAAAAAAAAAGCCGATGTGGTTGAGCAAGGTAGAGATTATTGTGTTGAACACTATTGTAAAAAATCTACAGGGTTCACAATAGATCAATTAAAACAACAAATGGAAAAGTTAAGGTTTAACAAACATGACTAATTTTCCAAAAAAAAAATACAAAATTATTTACGCTGATCCACCCTGGAATTTTAAAACATGGTCAAACAAAGGTAGAGCTAAATCACCTAAATACGATTTAATGAGTCTTGAAGATATTAAAAATCTTCCAATTACATCTATAAGCGATGATGATTGTATATTATTTATGTGGGTTGTTTATCCAATGTTAGACAAAGGTTTAGAAACAATCAAGTCATGGGGTTTTAATTTTAAAACTTGTGGCTTTGCATGGATTAAAAAAAATAAATTAAAGGATAGTTTGTTTTGGGGTTTAGGTTATTGGACCAGGGCTAATAGTGAGTTATGTTTAATTGCTACTAAAGGTAAGCCAAAAAGAATTTCTAGTAAAGTTCATCAAGTTGTCATTGATAAAATAAGAGAACACTCAAGAAAGCCTGATTGCATAAGAGATCGTATCGTTGAGTTATGTGGCGATGTTTCAAGAATTGAACTTTTTGCTAGACAAGATTTTACACACAAAGGTTGGGATCACTGGGGAAACGAACTAAATGAGTGAGAGAGAAAAACAAAATAATCTTTTTGGTCAAGAAGAATTAAAAGAAGATTGGCGAAAAGAATGGGATGGTATGCCTGAATTTGAGCAATATTCAAAGGAAGCTTATCATAAAATAATAATAAGATTTGCAAGTGAGGAAGATTTGCAAGACTTCGCAAAAGTAATAGGGCAAGAACTAAATAATAAAACAAAAAGTATTTGGCATCCTAAACTTAAATTCCAAAACCATTTTAATAAGAGGTATGTCAAAGATGAATCCTAAACATCCTATATATGTGATTAGCAAAGGGCGTTGGGAAAGTCGATTAACTTCTAAAACGCTTGAAAGAATGGGAGT